GGTATAAACTTGATTCCATAGATGAAGTTGCCGACCCGGACAAGTGGTTGAAAGCAAATCCTAATTTAGGAAAAACTGTTTCTTATGAAACCTATCAGCTCGATGTCGAAAGAGCGGAAAAAGCACCGGCCGCCAGAAATGATATTTTGGCAAAACGATTTGGGCTTCCTATGGAAGGGTATACATATTACTTTACATATGAAGAAACACTCCCGCATCGTCATAGAGATTATTGGCAAATGCCGTGTTCATTAGGAGCGGATCTATCTCAAGGTGACGATTTCTGTGCATTTACATTTCTGTTTCCGTTATCCAATGGTTCATTCGGTGTTAAAACGAGAAACTATATTTCTTCATTAACTCTTATGAAACTCCCAGCAGCAATGCGAATCAAATACGATCAATTCATGAAAGAAGGAAGTCTTATTGTTTTAGAGGGGACTGTTCTTGATATGATGGAAGTATATGAGGACCTCGATAATCACATTGTTGAATGCGGTTATGATGTTCGCTGCTTTGGATACGACCCATATAATGCTAAAGAATTTGTTGAGCGTTGGTCTAATGAAAACGGACCATTTGGAATTGAAAAAGTTATTCAGGGTGCCAAAACTGAATCGGTTCCATTAGGAGAGTTAAAGAAACTGTCCGAAGAAAGGATGCTCCTTTTCGATGAGGATTTGATGACATTTGCAATGGGAAACTGTATCACTTTAGAAGATACTAACGGAAACCGTAAATTGCTGAAAAAGAGATATGAACAAAAGATAGATGCAGTTGCTGCGATGATGGATGCATATATCGCGTTCAAAGCAAACCGGGAAGCATTTGAATAGTGTTAGAATGAAAGCTATTAAAGCTCTCTTATCATAAAGAGGTCTTTTTTTTGACCATTTAGGAGGTGATTATTCAAAATGGGTTTATCATTAAGTTCCATCGTTAAAAACGTTTGGAACATTTTTTCTAATCGATCTCCGACTGGGGAATATAAAGATATTGGTTCTGGGTATTCATACCGTCCGGATCGTTTTCGACTTACTAGGGGAAATGAAAGGTCAATCGTTACCTCAGTATATAACAGAATCGCTTTAGATGTAGCCGCCATCAACATTCAGCATGTCAAGTTGGATGATGAAGGGCGGTTTTTAAGTGTTGTAAAAAGCGGTTTGAATGACTGTTTGTCAATCGAAGCCAACTTGGATCAAACTGGTCGAGCATTCATTCAGGATGTTGTT